TAACGAATTAGTTACAATTATTGATGCTAATCACACACGTTCCTCTGTGGTTGAGGGAGGTACTGATATAAGCACTGTCTCGGAAACAAGAACCTCAAGTACTTGTAATTTAGATTCTAATAATGAGTTAGTATCTAGAGTTCATAATAAAATAGCCATACACTTAGGCCAACAATTATCAAAAGGAGAGGGACTTCAAGGACAACTTTATGAACAAGGACAATTTTTTAAACCTCATAATGATTATTTTAGTGGCAGCGCTTATGACAAACATTGTCTGCAGTCTGGCAATAGGACATTTACGTTAATGATTTACCTTAATGATGACTTTGAAGGTGGTGGAACTAATTTTCCTAATATGGATTTAAAAGTAAAACCAAAAAGGGGTAAAGCTGTTATTTGGCAAAACACTATAAATGGTATAGGTCAAGAGAAAACCTTACACGAAGGTCAATCAATAGACTCAGGTAAAAAATATATCATCACCTCATGGTGGAGAGAGAATGATTGGAATGGAGCTGAAGATGCGTATAAGTATAAAAACAAAAAGAAAATATATACAGATAAGTCTCAGATACCAAAGCTAACAGAGAAAGGATTTAAAGTTGTTAAGTGTCCCGATGTCGCTTGGGGTCTTATACAAGATGCTTATAATATTTTAAAGGACAAAAAAACAGAGGAGAAGTTTGAGAACAAGGAGAATGTAATTATTGGAGGTGGAAGTGATATACTTTCATTTGAGCATTTGCCAAGTATTAGAGCAACTATACATAAAGAGTTACAGCCATTACACGAAGAGTTCTGTGGCGTTTCAATAGAGCCTAGCTTTATTTATGGTATAAGGTCGTACACAAAAGGGGCTACGCTTATAAACCACGTTGATAGGGTAGAGACTCATCATATATCTTCAATTATAATAGTAGATAAAGACCTAAGATGTGGATGTCAGCACAAAGAGTTTGCTGATGATTGGCCTTTAGATATTCAAGACCATGACGGTAATTGGCATAAAGTGTATGCAGAGGTTGGTGATATAATATTATACGAGTCAGCTATATGTGAGCATGGAAGGCAAGAGCCTTTTGGAGGTGAGTATTTTAGAAACTTTTTTGTACATTATAAATTGGTATGATAAGTATTCCTTGTGTAGCACCTATAGAAGCATTTAGAAAACAAATATCATTTTTTCAGCACCAGCACAATAAGGTGTACGGAGAAGATGCTAGTAAAAAAGCAATTATCCCTATAGTTAAATACAATCATTACGGTGAGAAACCGATTAGTGACGTTGATTGGAATATGACTTTACCATATAAGATGGTTGACTCGGTATATGAATATGTTAAAGGCTCTGAGCAGTGGTATATTCCTATAAATGTATTTACTGCTGCCAAACAAATTATAGAGCATTTAGGGGATGATGAGGTGGTTGAGATAATAGATGCTGACTTGGTTCACTTAAAACCATACCCCAAAGAGTATGATAAAATGCCTTATGACTTAGTATTTGCTGATAATACCTATGAGGATTGGCACATGCACATCTCAAAAACAGATGGAATAAACAGAAAAGTAATAGACGATTATCTGTGGCACGACATGAATGCATACATAAACGGAGGTTTTAATGTTATAGGAAGAGTAAAAACTATAAAAAAAATAATAGACGACGTAATTAAGTACTCTTGTTTAGTTACTGAAAAAGAAAAAGGAAATCAACACTCTTGGTGGTGTGCAATGCACGGACTAAATATCTCATGCCATAATCACAGAATCAAAATGGTGACTCCAGGAAATTGCTATTACCCTAATGTTAACGAGCTAAAGGATGAGCACTACATCGCCCATTACAGTTGCGACCCATTATTTAATAAGCATAAAATACCAAATGTAGATACGTCAAAGTTCCCTGACAATTTATTTTATAATCAAGCGAAAGAATGGCTGTCTCAGTTGTAACCTGCGTGACAGGTAGCTTTAATAGAGTTCATAAAACAGACGTAGAAAATGCTTATGTGTTTACTACAATAAGAGACGACTCATTTAAAAAGCATTGCGAGGAGCAAGGTTGGGGGGTTATTATTATGAATGAGATGCACACTTTTAATTTAAAAGAAGCAACAAGACAATCTAAATATATAAAGACTCTTAAATATTGCAACCTTAATACGGAGCACGTCTTGTATATAGACCACAAATATAAAATAATGAGCATACATATTCCTCCTTTAATTAAGGAGATAGGAGATAATGCTTTTTTATCTTTTATAAATCCAAAGAGTATATATAGGGAGTTCTTTGACTCAATGGCTTATGATAGATATTTGTCTGACATAATACACATAAGGGCAAACATAGACGACTACAGGGACAGTGACATACAGCTTTTTTATGGAGGATTAATACTTTATAATACAAGACATAAAGACTTTGTTGATATTACAAATAAAATGAACAGAGCAGTTGACAAATATAAGCACGTTCAAGACCAGATTTTATTTCCTACTGCAATTAATGAGTATAAGAAAATACTAATTAATAATACAATAGGATTAAAACACGAGTGTCCTCAAGAGCAGATACCCGGCAAAACATACTAAAGATTAAATTCGTAATTTTGTATATTAAACAAATATATAACCATGCCAAATTATACACTAAGCTATAGTGAGTCAGCCCAAGGCTGGCCGTCTTTTTTTTCATTTTACCCAGATTGGATGATTGGTATGAATAACTACTTCTACACTTTTAAGGGTGGTAATTTATATAGACACAATACAAATGAGACTAGGAATAACTACTACGGACAGCAGTACTCTTCACAAATAACAAGTGTATTTAATGATTCGCCATTACAAAATAAATTGTTTAAGACAATAAACTTAGAGTCAGACTCATCTTGGGACGCAACTTTAATTACAGATATACAAACATCAGGATATATTGAGAATGAGTGGTTCGAGAAAAAGGAGGGGTCTTGGTTTGCATACATAAGAAATGCAGGAACAACACCTTCTGAGTTAGGAGAGTATGCATTACGCTCAGTTAATGGTATAGGTAAAGCCGCATCAGTAACAGGAGCAATAAGTGCTATGGTGATAAACTTCTCAATTAGTCCACTGGTTAGTATTGGCTCTATACTTAGCGTTGGTGATATAGCTTACTTTTCAACACCGCCTTATACAGTACCTCAGCTCGCTGGAAAGGTAACTAACATTGAGGTTGACTTACCTAATGGTATAAACAGAGTAACAATAGACGCAAGTATATCTGGTGCTGTATCAATATCTATACAAGACCCCTACATAATGTTTATTAAGGATGCAGTAGCTGAGTCACATGGTGTTCTTGGTCATTACTGTAAGTTCACAATAACAAATGATGACACTAATGCTACTGAGCTTTTTGCAGTTGAGTCTGATATAATGAAAAGTAATCCTTAAATTTAGTATCTTTGCTTAATATGGATTTAACTATTAGACCCTTACAGAAAGGGGATTACGAGAACATTTTAGTAAAATGGTGGAACGATTGGAAGTGGGAAGCTCCTGCTAAAGATTTTTTGCCAGATGATGGTAAAGGTGGTTTAGTGGTTTACGATGGAGACGTCCCAGTTTGCGCTGGGTTTCTATATATAACAAACTCAAAAGTATGCTGGGTGGATTGGATAATATCTAATAAGGAATATAGAGAGAAACCTGGGAGAAAGATAGCGAAGTCTGTTTTAATTCAGGCTCTTACTGATTCTGCAAAAAACTCAGGAAGCAAATACGCTTACGCTTTAATAAAGCACAATGGTCTTATAGCTACCTATCAAGAGGCTGGCTATATAAAGGCTGATAATTATAACCAAGAAATGATAAAAGCATTATAATATGGGGGTATTCACAGCAATATCAGCAGCAATTTCAGTCGGTTCGGCAGTACAATCTTTTAGTCAAGCTGCTAAACAAAACAATCTTCAAGAAAAAGCAGAGAAGGAAGCTGAAAAATCAGTAGCTGAAGCTAAGAAAAAATTAAGTGTTAACTATGCTGAAGGTTTGTCTATACAAAAAGACCTTATGAGCTTGAAAGAGAAGCCTTAATATCGGCTGGAGCACAAGCATTACAAGCTGGAGTAGAAGGCGATGTAAGGGGCGCAGGAGCTACAGCAGGAAGAGTTCAAGCAGCTCAACAAGCTGGTCAAAGACAAATAGCTGCAGCTATGGGTCAAGATATGTTAGGTCTTGAGAAAGCAGCTGCAGCAGAAGATGCAAGGTAATATAAAACTAAAAGATTACAGCATAAGTAAGCAAAACTTAATAGATGGCTCTAATAAAGCTTTTTCAATTATAAAAGATTACAATGCCAAGTATCAGGAAAAGCTAAAAAGATTAGATAAATCCTCTTTTATTGAACAGTCGCTAATGGAAGATGTTGAAGGGTTCAGCAATTTTACAAATACAGAGCTCTACATTAATCCAACTGACTTTAAAGTAAACGTTGGAAAAAAAGTAAAAGGGCAAGATGGCGTAATGAAGTTGAGTAGTAACCCAAATGACTTTTCAACTCTAGATACCATTAAAAACATGATGGACATAAGAATAGATAAATACGATGTTCTTGGCCAGACAAAAGCTGCAACAGATGTATTAGCTAAAAAGACAGAGGTAGTTATGAAAGATGGTGTAAAAACCTTTACTAGCATAAAGAACTTAAAGCAATACTCTGAAATAAAAGAAAACTATATAAAGTCTGTTCTATCAAATGGATTTAATTCGGCAAGTATTCTTGGTGACTTCTTAGGGACTACTAAAAATGGAGAAGATTATAAAACAACTAGAGATTTAAATAACAAAGACGAAAGCAAAGTTCTTCTGATTGACGACCCAGTTAATCCCGGAAGTGGAAGACTTATAGCTAAATTAACTGATACTCAGGAAAAAATAGCTAGAGATGTTTTAAGTAATCAGTTCGAGGCTTCTATAGAAGAAATAGAAACAGCAAGAGCTGAGTTTGCTCCGCAGAGAGCTCCTCAACCAACTGCATACGATAAAAAAATGGCGTCAATACAAGAAAGAAACTTGAAGTCAGTTGACTATATGAATAGAGCTTTGTCTGCTACAAGCAAAGAAGAAGTTAGTGCTGCTCTTGGAGACCTGCAATCATTCAATGACAATATAAGTAAGGTGGAGAAAGTAGGCAATGAACTTGTATTTAGCATTTACAATCCACAAAGAAAACAAAATGAGATTCAAAGAGTTCCTTTATCTGGAGGCAAAAAAGATATTGCCGAAAGAGCTTTAACAAAAATATTAGGGCCTGATGTTAATGTTACTGAATTAATAAAAGACAGTGGTATAGGTCTTTCAGGAAATGTATCAAATATTGGAGGTAAATATGAAAGAACCGTAGAGGTTCAGAAAGCCCCTCTTACAGACCCAGCAAGTTTTGTATTTGATGAGGCGACTCAAAGCATGCAAAGTCCTAAGACTATTTTTACTGATAAAATAAAAGACACAGCTACTCCTGAAGTAGCTATGGCGACAAGAGAATTGTTGAATAGTCAAGGCATTAAAGCTGAGGTTGATATTACAGGAGGCAGAAGAGGTTTTGGAGCCTATATATCCGGAAAATCTAAACCTGGGTATGTAAATATTAAGTTTGATGAAAGCGTGGTAACTCTTCCTGATACTGTTAAGGATTTCAAAGAAACAATGTTTAATGTTATAAATGAAATAAACAATGCAAGTCTTGAGAATAGAAAAATAAATGAAAGCCTTTTAAGTTCATTAGGAGCTAAAATTCAGCCTAAAAAGACACTTGACTTTTAAAAACGAATAAAGTATGGATAAATTAGAGAAGCTATACCTTACGCTTATAGAAAATGGTCTATTGTCTGAGGAAATACCCTTTGAGGATTTTCAATCTCAGTATACATCAAACCAAGATTACAACAAGCAGGTCTACGATGCTGCTGTTGATAATGATTTAACGTCTGAAGATTATCAGGCGTTTTCTTCTTTTTATTCTCCGGAGCTTTCTGTTACTGAGATAAATGTAAATGATGAGATTGAAGATGTTGTTAAGCCTATAATGCCAACCGTACCTCCTACAGGAGAAAAGGACACTGCTATTGAGAGGCAATTCGGAAAGAACTTTGTTACTGATTTTTTTGGAGATATATACAGAGCTGGAGCTCAAGGATTAGCACAAGGAGCTACAGTTGATGATGCTTTAAAAGTATTTGCAAAAGGAGAAGATATATCTGATGAGGATTTACAAGACTACATAAACTCTATAAATGAAATGGAGAGCTACGGCTCTTCAGATGAAATGAAAGAGTTTCAAAAGATATATGAAGAAGGAGGCAAAGGAATTCTTGGTTTCGTAAAAGGCATATATAGTAACCTATCTGTTATACCCCAATTATTTACATCATCAGTAGCCGCTATGATTAACCCAGCTGTAGCGTCGGGAGCAGGAGCAGGAGCTCTAGCAGGAGCTGCAACAGGAGCTGCATTAGGAGCTCCAACAGGATTTTTCGCTGGTGTAACAGCAAGTGGAGGGGCTATAGCAGGTGCAATAGGCGGGATGTCTGGAGTACTTGAAGCTGGTTTATCATATACTGAATTTTTAAAAGATGAGATTGAAAAGAAAGGTCTTGAATTTAATAACGATGGAATAAGAGACGTACTAGAAGATGTAGATGCACTAAAGAGAATACGAAACAAATCAATAGCTAGAGGTATATCAATAGCAGCTATAGACGCTTTGTCTGGTGGTTTAGCCAGTAAAGTAACGACAAGTGTTGCAAGAGGTGCCGCAAGCAAAGCTGCTGGAGCATTGGTTGGTGGAACTGTAGAAGCTGTAGGAGGTTCAGTTGGTGAGACTTTAGCTAGGGCTATTACAGGTCAAGAGATGGACATTGCTGAGATTGGTTTTGAGGGAGCAGCTGGAACAGCTACCGCTCCTATAACCGTAACAAGGGGTCTTATAAAATCTCCTTCATACACTGTTAACAAAAAAAAAGTAAGCAGAAGAACAATACAAGATATAATTGAGACTTCTGACCCTATTCAAGTAGTTACTACTGATTTTGGAGTAAAGAACGACCCAGACCTTACCGCCCTTATTCAAGAGAAGAGAGCTGATGCTCTTATTGAATTAAATATAGATAGAGCAGCCCCAAACCTAACCCCTGAAGACAAGACTAAAGTTATTGCATTAGAAAAAGAAAAGCAAAAGCTTACAGGAAACGATACTGAGGTAGCTAAGAGACGATTGTCAACTATAAAGACGCAAATAGAAGATATCATATCTAAATATGATGAGGTAGAAACAAAAGTAGAAACCACAAATGAAGAAGCGTTAGCCGCTCTTGCTAATGATGGTATTGCTGAGCCTACTGAAGCTCAGGTTATAGAGAAATTAGACCAACTAAATAAAGAAAAACTAGATGCCATTCAAGAGCCAAGCACAGAGGAGATACCTGTACAAGAACAACCCGGAGTTAGCGAAGAAGTGGTCGAAGAAGTACCCATCGAGCAAGAACCTGCCCAAGAAGGTGAGCAAGAAGTAGGCTTTGTTACTACTCCCTCCATAAAAGAGCCTTTTATACTTACATCTCCATCAGGTAAACCAAGTAATACACAGGTTAATTTTACTGAGGACGGAAAAGTTGAGTCAATAGTTAATAAAAAAACAGGAAAAGAAGTAACTGCATCTACAAAATCAAAAGCAGAGAAAAGAATAATAGATATAGTCCTTGATGTAGACTCTGGCGTAGAGGCTGAACTACAAGAAGGCATGACTCCCGAACAAGTAATTTCTGAAATAGTAGATAATAGTAACAATGTAAGAGAGATAGCTCAAGCTATAAAAACTGAAGAGAAATCTGTCAAGAATAAAATATCTCAATCAAAGGAATTTAGTTCTCAGGGCAGTGTCCTATTTAGTTTAGTAGGGGAAAAATTTACTCCTGATAGTTGGGTAAAAGCTTCAGGAGTATCTATTAAAGAAATGGAAAAAGGTAATCCTGGATTCATAATAACTTGGATTAGAACAAAAAAGAAATTTGGAAATTCAATACAGGATGGAGCAAAAGGATTTGACGCTAGTCAAATAGTAAGCTTTATAGAGAAATATCCAACTGCAAGTATTCTAAAAGAGTCAACAGGGCGGGAACAGGGTTTAACGAATAACCTTGACGCATTAAAAGAAAAATTCACCCTTTTAACTGGAATACAGGCAACCTCTTCCAATATAGAAGCTGTTATTAATGTGGAAGAAGGAAGAAAGCCTATTGCTTTGCTTGAGCAAGCAGCTGCAGAAAGAGCTCAGATGGAAGCATCAGAGCCAGGCGTTTTTGGAAAAAAGAAAGGCCCATCTCCTAATAAAATAACAGGAGAAGCTCCTACTATGGTGACAGTTGATGAAGCTAAGGCACTAACAGACCAGATTAGATTGGAGGCTAGAGCTGCCAGAGACTCTAAAAAAAATCAAGACGCTAAAAGAAAATCATTATCCAATGCTATATCTTTACTGGCAAAGAGAGGTACTATATCTATAAAAAAAGCTTCAAATATAATAAAAAAAATATCTAGTATAAACTTAGATAACTCTATTAATTTAGAAAGGGCGCTTTCTTATGTTGAGAAGATATTTGAAAACGCAGACAATAAATCTAGGTTAGACCAAGCTGAGTCTCTTAGAAAGAAAATAAGAAAAAATTATAAGAAAGTTGAAGCAACAGTATCTGATGCGGCTAGAGAGTTTCTTCAGATAGACCCATGGCTTGTTGAGGATATAAATGAATACATATCAGTGGCTTCACAAGTAAGTCAGGGACTCAGACCAACTACTAGAACCAGTATAACGCCTGCTGTAGATTTAAAAAATATGCAGGACTATTCTTTTGACGCTCTTAATAGACAGAATGAAATAAAAGTTAAAGTTGAGCAAGAAGCTTTTGAAGATTTAACTGGACTTTCTGCAAGAGATTTTTCTTTAGCTGAGATGCGTTCAATCATATATAATATGGACGAGCCGACATCAGAAAAGGCAGCTAATGAAAAAGAAAAACAAATAACTGACGGTCTTAAAAAAGCTTTTGATGTTTACTCAAACATAGTTGATAAACAACTAGAGATTGGACTTGACCCATTTACAGGTGAGAGTATATCATTTACAAAGAAACAAAAAGAGATAGCAAATGATTTCATAAATATGAATCTAGACCTACTCAATGCAAAGCAAAAAATGGTAGCTCTTGATGCGTTAATTAACTTTGCTAGTAATGCAACTACTGGAGGTATGAGCGCTATGGTATCGGAATACAATGGTATTTTAGAAAGCAATAAGGTAGCAAAAAAGGGAATAGCGGCTAAGCAGCTTAATATATTTGGAACAGCAAAATCTCAAGCTCAAGCATGGATAAAAAATATAAGTAACTTAAATAATGCTTTTGAAATACTATTCAAGTCTAAAACAAGAGCCAATGAAGTGATGGAGGCTATGGGGTTGGAGGCTCTTATATTCGGGGCGTCAAGTGGCGCTAAAAAAGCAGAGATTGTTTTTGATAAGTTAGTTAAAAAAGTAAAGAAGTTCACTCCTAATAATCAAGACCCTTTTAGTGTTTATAATAATACTGAGATTGGTATGTATGCTGATGTCAAGAGAACAGTAGATGGAACAAAAGAAGAGAGGCAGGCTGAGTTTGAAAGAAACAAACAAATAGCAAGAGAATCCTATGAAGATTTATTAGCTTCTCAAGACGACAAGAAAGTAAAATTAGGAGAGGTATACAGAGAAGTTTATGACAAAATATTAAAAGACTCTAATACCATAGAGGATGTAGAGGCTAAGGTAGACAAGGATAATATAACTATTTTAAATGAGACTGTTAAAGTTTGGAGTGAGTTCTACCCGCAACTAAAAGATGTTTCGCTAAACTTTTACAATAAAAAATTAGGAGATGAAGTATTCTATACTCCTCGTTCTTACTCAAGACTTAAAAAAACAAAGGACACTCCCGATATAACTGAGGCTATATACAATCCAGAGGGTAGTAAGAGAGCTATATACGACGAAAAAACAGGTGTATTAAAAGAGTCAACAAAACCTAAGACCTTACGAAAGGCTGATGGAAAGCCTAACAGGTATGTCAACTATAGTTTCTATTCCAATAACTTTAGTGGACTTAAATCTGCTTTAATTGATGCTAATACAGCAGGGCCTATAAGACAGATAAAGGGATTTCAAAGTACTGATGCTTACGCTGAGATATTTCCAAATGAAAAGGATAGACAAATAGTAGAGGAGAGAATTAAAAAATATGTTGACATAAAGAGAGGTGTCTCTGGACTCAGCAGAACAGAGGAGGACTTTGCTAATGTAATAAACAAAGTAGCTACAATAGGTGTCGCTAGAACTCTAGGTGGTTTAACTCAGCCTATAAAACAATTCGTTCCTTTTGTTAACACGTCCGTTAACGCTGGCATAGAGAACACTTATCTTGGAGCTAAAACTGCTGGGACAAATATAGAGGCTAATGCGGCTTTAAATAATCTTGGTATAGCTATATCTACTAGGGGTGTTGAGTCTTTAGTTGACTTAAAGAGTATAAATAATAAGCTAAATAACTTACCAACAAGCAATAGTGGTAAAATGGTTAAAGCTTTAGATGATTTAAGTAAGCAATGGATAAAATACACATTAGTAAATCCAGATGTACTTACTGCAAGAAGTTCATTTTTTGCGTACTACTTTCAACAATTAAAAAAGAATGGAGTAGAGGTTGAGAATATTGATTGGAATAATCATCAGTGGGATATGAGTGCTGCTACTTACGCTCAGAAAGAAGTAGATAGACAGCAGAACGTTTCAGACCAAGACCTGCAAGGGGATTTATTTACTAGTCAAAATCCATACGTACAGTTGTCTCGTAAGGTTTTCTTCCCATTTGCAAACTTTTTATTAAACCAAAAGAGTAGAATGTACTCTGACATAACAACTCTTAGAAGTGATGTTGCTACGCCAGAGGACAAAACAAATGCAAGAAAGTCTTTAGGTGGACTTGCCGCTGAGACAATCGCTTTCAATGGCATATCTTACGCTATATCACAGGCTCTTGTTGCGGCTTCATTTGCAATGATGGGTAAAGAGGAGTCTGAGGAGGATGAGAAAATAAGAAAAGGATTCCAAAAGACAGGTAAGCTTGGCAATATAGTGTCGGATATACTCATACCTTTGCCCGTAATGAATGACCCAGGTATGCAGGTTGTGAATTTTATAATTGATTTAGTTCAAGATAGTGATGACCCATTCCAGTTCTTTGCTAACGATGAAAAGACTTTATTTGAACAGTTAGGAGTCTTAGGTATCGCTGGTCAAAAGCTAGGAACAATGAAGGAGTTGATATTAATGGCTAAAAATGGAGAGTCAAAAAAGACATTCATGGGTAAAGAGCGTGTCACTAAATTAAGTAAGGTAGACCAAGATGCCATGAAAGTAAATGCAGTTGCTTATATGTTATTCTTAGCTGGAGCACTACCCTCAGAGGTTGGGTATCTTACAGACAGGAATATGAAGATAGCTACTAAGAAAGACCCTAAGACAAATAAAATTTCTAAAGAGGATTTAAAGAAAATAAATAAAGAGCTTTATAATAAAATTTATGGGCCAGGGTCAAGCTACTATAAGAATCAGCAAATAAAAAAGAATCTAAAGAAAAAGTAACTAAAGTCTTACGTACTTGAATTGCTTTTTATTTGAGTAGTGGGCGGTGAGTTCTTCATTAGTCCACTTAATCTCACCTGATATTTGGTTTACCCTACCATATATAATTCCATCTGTGCAATACCATATCACCACTGGATTTAGTCTCTTGTCTGATAGCTTCAGTAATTTACGCACACCTATTGTTAAGGGGTAAGCGTCTCTAAGACTCTTGTTTTCAACTATAATGTCGGCATAAGCTATAAGGTTTTTATCCTTATCAAAGACCTTATAATCTACGTCAGTGTGGGATAGACGCATAAAATCACCCTTGAATAGGTTGACAAAGCATTGTATCGCATTTTTTTGTAACTTTGTATCTTTTTCTGACTCAAAAATCATAGCTCCATTAGGCAATTTATAGAGGTGTGTCCACCTAGAATAACAGCACAACCAATGGCTTGCTTTTTAAAATGTTTTGCATAAGCAGAAGCGTATGCGTTTGAGTCAACGCCACATCCTACTTGAGTTGCAAATATTCTAAACCTCTTACCTACCATCCACTCAGTATAAGCCTGAGTATGTATGTGTCCTTGCACAGTGGACATCATATCATTCTTAGCCTTCGTTCTAGCTGTCCCACCTTCGCCATGAACGTATTGTACGTTGTCATAGACAACTTGTTCTACCCAACTCCAGTTCGTGCCTAATACCTCATTATATGGCTTAATCCAGCGACTTGGTATTTGAGAATCAAAAGCCTTACGCATAATTATTCTATCGTGGTTTCCAATGCATACGTCAGCTACCGGAAACTCATCAGCCCACTTAGATATTTGCTCAACAGCAAAGTCAAGTTCATATCCTCCACCCATACCATCTGGGTCGGTGGCGTGAAAAGATGAGTAGTGATTGTCTATGATGTCACCTATAAATATAACTTGGTTGCAGTTATACTTTGCGTAGGTCTTTTTACAGAAATCAAAGTAACCATCAAGCTCAAATGGAGCGTGTATATCTCCTACCACTAGGATTCTTCTTTCGTCTTTAACTAAATTCTCGTAGGCAAATCTTTTATTACCACTAAGACGTGGTCTTGATTCTTTATATGTCATCTTGAACTGAGTCTGATAGCCCCTTTAGCTTCCTTATAAGAGCATTTGTTTCTAGTTTTAATCGGTTATACTCACTGTCTACTAAACATTCGTAGATTTCATTTGATAGTGAGTGAATTTCATCCATTAAAAAGTTAATGTTCTGAAGTCTTTTGTTTTCTAAAGGGCTTAGTTTCATAGGTCTATTACATGTAAGAAAGATAGTCCGGTCAGATAGTCTATATCTTTTATAGCTCTATATATTTTTTTGGACTTTTTTTTTGGCTTCCTCCTTATCAGCTTTTGTAGACTCACTACCTAGATTACAATATATGTCTGCATCAATTCTAAGTAATTCATCTACTTTTTGCCTATCGCTCCAAGTTTTAAAGTTTGTTATTTTTTCTATGTCTTTTATTGTATATATCATCCTCTATATATTTCAGTAAATAATCCGTGTTCTGATAATTCTTTTATTCTATACTGTTGAAGCTTTGACACTACTCCTTTTGGAGTCTTAACCTCACTAAACAAAACCCCCGAGTCAGGTGGTATAGCCACTAGGTCGGGGATTCCATTCTTGTTAGTTTTGATTAGTTTAATTACGTAATAACCCTCAGACTCAAGCTGCTTTATTCTCTTTGCTTGTATCTGCTGCTCAGTCATTACTCAGTCTTGTTAGATACCCAGTTAGTTCCTGTCTTCTCTTTATGGAAAGCTATTTCTCTTTCAATATAATCCTTTGCCTTGTACAAGTCTTGTATAGGGTCTTTTGTTTTTACACCTGCCCTGACAAGATACTTGATTGCATTGCCTTTATTGAAGTTGATATTGTAATCTTGTATGAAGTCTATGACATCATAGTCTCCAGTAGCTTCGTAGTGAATCTGTGTTCCACGCATAGTATTTTATTTTATTCCCAGTAATCACTTACCTGGTCAGCTGCCCATATTGTTTTTGTTAGGGCTTTCACCTCTTCCATAAACTCCATGAAATTAACCTCATCTCTCATTTCTACTGAGTATTTTGAGTTGTATGTCTTTATTGATATCTTCATAACTATACAAATATATAAATTAATTTAGTTTCTTGTTGTTTTTTAAAACATTTTTATCATTGCCTCTAATCTTTCTTTGACAATTTCAGTCTTATCAATCGGTATTTTACATATTATGTCGTGAAATACACTAGTGATAATAACTTTTTTTTCTAAATCTTTTATTTTTTTATTTAAGATTTCACTATCATTCTCAAGTTGTTCAATTTTATTTGAAAATTTAACAAAGTCATATTCTTCAATTTCTTTTTCCTCATTTATTTTTATGTATTGATTCTTTAAATTTTCAAATTGAATAATTGATTCCTTGTACTTTTTACTTCTTATATAAAAAACATAGTGAAGATTATTTATATAGTGTATCACTGTAGCATGGTCTCTGTTTATTTGCCTTCCTATACTTGACTTAGACTCAAAAGAATTATTCCAAGACAAGAAAGCAAATAGTGCTCTTGCTTCCACGTAGTATTCTTTTTTTGTATTATACTTTATTTCTATATTGTATATATCCTCTACATACTTATGTATTAACTCAAGAGGTATTTCTTTTAAAAAACCTTTCATATCTTATCTATTAAATGAATATCCTAGCCTTGCTTTTACCATTACATCTATTACTTTTTTCTTGTTATGGTAGCCGTCCAATTCCTTATAAACTACTTTCTTTATTTCTTCTTCTTCAATTATAAT